GCGGTCGAAATAGCGACGCTTCAGGAAGCATACCCGACCTCAGTTAGCCATGCCTCTTCACCTTCTCCGGTCTGCCGAGAAAGCCGTAGTACAGGCTACTAAAACAACACGGGGCCAAGCAGCTAGGTGAAGAGAAAGAGCAGCAGCTCGACGACAAGGTTGGGTCGCCGGCTAGAAGCTAAGCAGCATTCACTCCCATACGCAAGTACCAACTTGAGGACTAAACCTACACCTCTAGGGCGGGAGACCACCCCTGTCCGTCGTCAACTCTAACCCATTCCCAAATAAAACCGGATCCAATTTAGCGATATACCCGATCAACTAACGAAGCAATTGCGTAAAAGTATCGGTCGGGCAGGGAACCGTACGAATAGCCTCGAAAGAGCGAATAGCGTCAAGAAAGCCGTCACCCGCGCTAAGAAAAAGCCGAGGTCCGGTCCTCCGCAAGAAAACGAAAAAACCGGAGTAGTCCGGCAATGGCGAAGTTAGAGGTAGCGAACACGAATGTAGAAGCGGGAGGCGCAGCACCAAACAAGAACGGCGAAGGACAAAGTGTAACGGCGAAGTAGTGCAAATGCGACTAGGACAAAGGCGGTGATCTTAGCCGCGACGAGAAGCGCCAAGTGCCAGTTATCACGACAAAGTACTCATCTCGGTAAAGCAAAAGCACGAAAGTCTTTCTGGAACCGTTCGGAGCGGAGGACTAGCTTGGACCTACAACGTAGAAAATTTCGCGACGAAACGCCAGCAAGGTAGACGCAATTTAGCCGAAGAAGTCGGAATACGCACAGGAGAGCCGAAGCGGTAAGCCACTCACCCGCCGCCCAGGTAGCCGGTCGAGCAGCGCCGTAGGTTGCTTAGGAATTAAAGACCCGAAGGACTGCGCAGCGATGACGCTGGCAAGGCCTACAACGATTTCATTTCGGCAGTTGCTTACGCCCAGGCGGAATACGACTGGGAACACCGTACCGGCTGCCCGTTTTAATTTTTGAGGGGATTAACGATGGCAAACGAATTAACAATCACGGCGAGCGCGCTGCAGGAAAAAGGCATCGACGTCGCTACCTGGAGCGCGCTGAAGAACAGTATCTATCCTGGCGCCAAAGACGAATCGGTAATGATGGCGCTCGATTACTGCCGAGCCCGCCAACTGGATCCGTTGCTGAAGCCTGTCCACCTCGTGCCGATGAGCGTCAAAGACTCGAGAACAGGTAAAAGTGAATGGCGCGACGTCGTCATGCCGGGCATCGGGCTTTACCGCATTCAGGCAGACCGTTCTGGCGATTATGCCGGAGCCCGCGAACCTGAGTTCGGGCCAGACACGACGCAGACGCTTTCTGGTGTCGAGGTTACTTTCCCTCAGTGGTGCAAATACACCGTCTACAAGCGCATGCCCAGCGGGGAGATCGTCGAGTTCAGCGCCAAAGAATATTGGATTGAAAACTACGCCACCGGCGGCCGCGACACCACGGCGCCGAACGCGATGTGGAAAAAGCGCCCATACGGACAGCTGGCGAAATGCGCAGAAGCCCAGGCGCTGCGTAAGGCATGGCCTGAGATTGGACAGCAGCCTACTGCCGAAGAAATGGAAGGGAAATCTCTGGACGTTGATATCCGTGACATCACGCCGCGCAGCACCACAGAATCGCTTCCACCAGCCGCAAGTGAAGAAACGCTTCAGGCGATCACTGATCTCTTAACAGCCCTGGATAAAGACTGGGAGAAAGACTTCCTCCCACTGTGCAGCGACATCTTCAAACGGCAAATTCTTGAGGCGTCAGAACTCACTGAAGAAGAGGCGCAGAAAGGGTTTGGCTTCCTTCAGAAAAGGGCTAAGGCGGCAGCATGACACCAGAAATTATCCATGCCCGGACCGGCATTGACGTAACCACTATTCAACAGGGCGATGAGGCGTGGCACCGGCTGCGCCTCGGCGTTATCACTGCCTCGGAAGTGCACAACGTCATATCCAAGCCACGATCTGGGAAGAAGTGGACAGACATGAAAATGTCCTACTTCCACACGCTGCTTGCCGAGGTATGCACCGGCGTCGCGCCAGAGGTTAACGCGAAGGCTCTGGCCTGGGGCAAGCAGTACGAGGAAGACGCCCGCACCCTTTTCGAGTTCACCACTGACGTGAAAGTCACGGAGTCTCCGATCCTGTTCCGTGACGAGAGCATGCGCACTGCTTGCTCCCCTGACGGCCTTTGCAGTAACGGGTTCGGCCTTGAGCTTAAATGCCCTTTCACCTCCCGCGACTTCATGAAATTCCGCCTTGGCGGTTTCGAAGCCATCAAGTCTGCGTATATGGCCCAGGTGCAGTACAGCATGTGGGTGACCGGGAAAGAAGCCTGGTTCTTTGCCAACTACGACCCGCGCATGAAACGCGAAGGTATTCACCACGTCGTCGTTGAGCGGGATCCGCAGTACATGTCCGACTTCAACGAAATGGTGCCGGAGTTCATCGAGAAGATGGACGAGGCGCTGGCGGAGATCGGCTTCACGTTTGGCGAACAGTGGAGGTAACAATGGGAGCAAATCACTGGCAACCATGGGAAAACCTGTTCCTGCATGAAGTTGCCGGACAGATGCCCGTCTCATTGATTGCCGAAAAACTGGAGAGAAGTGAGCGCGCCGTTTACACACAGGCTGCTCGCCTCGATGTGAAATTCCCAGCCAACACCAACCTAAGGAAGTGGACCAAAGCAGAGTTGTTTCTGTTTGGCCGGTTCTCTCCCGAGGAAATCGCCGCGGCAACCGGCCGATCTATCTACTCCGTGCGCAGCAAGCGCAACTCACTTGCCCGATCGTCAGGAGGTAAAGTCATGCCTGAATGGACTACCGAAGAGCTTGCGCTGCTGTGGCGACACTCAAACGCTGAAGTCGCACAGATTACCGGCCGTAGCATTAAAGAGGTCGGAGATAAGCGGCTGGCAAACCAATTATGAGGGTAGTAGATGGCTGGGATGTTACCGGCTTCGTAGCGGGAGGATATATGACGGATTACCACCTTGCAGCAACACGCCCCAGCCGGATTCAGCGGGCGACCCTGATGGCGGCACTCCCACCAACTCTGTTCGCCTGCACTGGTATGGCTGACGAGTTCTTGCTTTCAACTGGATGCCGCAGCTGCGCGCCCGCATAACGGCGGCCTGTTCCGCATAGTTCATTACAGCCGAGCCAGAACACGCTGGAGACTCCGTGGGGCTGAATTACCTTGAGAATTCCCGGCTAACGTCTGGCTGAACCCACCTTATAGCGGACAATCACGCACGTTCGTGGAAAAAGGCCCCGCTGCCGAAGAGCGCCAAATCAGATTGCGCACGGGTCATGCTGGGTACGGCACCGGACACTTCGTTGGCTGGGTTTAGGGAGGGCCATCCAAACCGCCAGGGAGAGGTTCGCTTCATCACTGGCCGGGCGGGCTGGCCATTCATCAACCCGATCCACCGGTAAGCCCCGTCCAGCGGAAAACTAATAAAGGCTGGTAATGCTCATCATCTGGCGGCCCGTACCCGGCGTACACACACTGCCACTTCGCAACTGTGGATCGGGACGAGTTAATGACTTTCCGGGCGAAATTCTCGCCCGCCGGGAGGCCGCATGACTCCAGAAACAGACAACGCGAATCCGCGCCGCCTGCCGCCTCTGGCACCGAGGAAATCCAGCAGGCCATTGCGCAAGAAGCCAAAGCCTAACTGGACGAAACGGTGCCTCCATCATCAACAAGCATCACAAGAAATTGAAGCCTCTCGGGAGTTAGCCTCCTGGAGTTCGTCGTATACACAGGGCCGGCTTAATCGCCGCTTCGGAGTGGAATCGTGAAAATATACATCGCCGGGCCAATGAGGCGGCCTGCCTGATTTTAAACCGCGGCGCTTTTAACCATATGCGCGGATGTTTTCCTCGGGTCGAAAGGTCATGTGGTCCTTAATCCCGCACCTGCTCCCGGATGGATTAACTCAGGCCGAGTATATGGACATCTTGCCTGTCAATGCTTCGGCTTGTGCTGATGCTGTTTTCATGCTGCGTGGCTGGGAAAAATCTGGGCAGGCGGCCCGCGCGGAATGCCCTGGCCGAGAAGCTGGAAATGGAAATTATCTTCCAGGAAGAGGAACGCGGGCAGCATGAACAGAGCCTCACCAGTTGATTTGAGGAAAAGCCTCGAAATTGGCAAACCACCTGGCGCATATCCGGGATTCGCTTTGTGCCCGATCCCGGTTGACGACCGATGAAGAATTCCAGACGCTGGCCGCCGAGTTATCGCGACGGCTTGAGCAGATGGCGGTCGAAGCAAGATGAAAGAGACCTATACGGTGAAAGTGGAAGGCGTGAAGGTCTGGGTTGAGGTGGTGAACCGGAAGGCGAGTTACGTGGCCACGGCAATGACCGGGATGCGGCGACTGCGATACCTACCTGGGCAGGTTTCCTGATAACGAATAATTCTTTGGAAAAAATATTATGAACGAACAACAAAATAATGAACAAATTGCCGAGCCGGGTGCAGTTGAAATGCTATCAAGAGCATCCATCGCAGATGTACTTGCACAGCGTATTACCGTTATGTCTACCAGCCCCAAAATGTTGGAAATCATCGATAAACGGGTAGAGAAATTCCTCGTTGATGTCATCGATGACTCGTTCTCGTCGTGGGGTGACTTCAGCAAAGGCGCGAAAGAAGCCTTTAAAAATGCCCTCCCTGGCAACATTGATAGCGTCATTGATCTGGCCCGCTACAACTCCATGATCGCCGACCGCCTGAGTGCGGTGTTCGCCAGCAGCAATATCACCAACGACATGGTGCAAAAGGCTGAGAAAGCGCTCAAAAATGCGATGGAAGAAGATCTTCTACCGCCAGTAATCAAGCTCAGCGTCCTGCTGGAGGCATTCATTGATGACCACGCTGAGCAGGCTCGTGAGGAAAACTGGGAATTCCCGGACTTCCGGCTCATCGACAGCGAGAGCGTTCTGAGTACGGAGTATAAGCACTTCTATTTCGATAAGAGCAAAGAAGGTTATAGCCGCTATAGCAGCGAACGCAGTAAATATAGCCTGGATAACTGCCTGGACATGCGTGCGATTGAAGGTGAGCAGATCGACGGAGACCAGGTGTTTGAGGTTTACAGCGCCAAGATTGATGACCAGTTCGTGCAGCGCATCGTTAATACCACCGGGCTGCGTTCCAAGTGGGAAAAGATGGTGTTCGCGCTTTATTACGGCCAGTCGAAGATCGTTATCGACTGCGACCCGGATGACTACGGCTACCCGGGATATGACTGAATCATTCAGGAATAACTGATAACGATTTATCAACGTCACAACACCGGCACTTTTATACTCGTGCCGGTTACCTGAGGTGAACCATGTCACAGGTGATTTTTAACAAAGAATGGGTAGTTGAAGCCGAACTAACTTCACTCACAGGTCTGAGTGAACGTCAGATTGAAAAGTATCGCCAGGGTTGCTGGGTAGAGGGTTTGCATTTCAAACGTGTCTCACCAACAGGCGAAAAAACACTCCGGGGCACTACCTGGTATAACCATCCAAAAATAAATCAGCTTATACAGGATTCGTGAAATGGCGGCTTTTCCGACTGGTGTTGAAATCAGAAACAAAAAGATCTGTATCTGGTTCATGTTCAGAGGTAAGCGTTGCCGTGAAATTCTCAAAGGCTGGGCTAATACACCAGCCAATATTAAAAAGGCTGGCAACCTCCGCGCCTTAATTGTCAGCGAGATCAATTTAGGTGAATTTGATTACAACCAGCGTTTTCCTTCATCTGACAGGGGCAATAAAACCGTAACCACAGTTTCAGCGCGCACTTTCTTTGAGCTTTGCGAGTTATGGGCAAACGTGAAAGAAACTGAGATTACCGCGAATACTATGCGTAAAACGCGCTCACAGCTGGATACGTTGATCCACATTATTAACGGAGATACGCCTATAGCGACTATTCGCCATAGTGACATCCTTAACTACAGAAAGGAGCTGCTCAACGGGGAAACTCTTTACCTGGCAAACCCAAGAAGCAACAAGCAGGGACGCACAGTCCGTACGGTGAATAACTATATTTCGCTGCTCTGCTCTCTTCTTAGATTCGCTCATCACTCTGGCTTCATCAAAAGTAAGCCGTTCGAAGGGATCAAAAAACTTCAGAAAGGAAAAATCAAACCAGATCCGCTAACAAAACAGGAATTTGGTGCATTAACAAATAGTGAGAAGGGCCAGAACCTGAACATGTGGACATTCGCGGTTTATAGCGGGGTTAGGCATGGCGAGCTGGCTGCTCTCGCATGGGAGGATATCAACTGGGAGAACGGTACGGTACATATCCGCCGCAACCTCAATGCTCTTGGAATGT